ATTGCCATCTATTTTTTCTTCAGACATGGCGATAGGTAGATATGTTGCTCAAAGGGCAGGTATCGGTATTAATGCAGGTCGTATTAGAGGTATCAATTCTAGAATTAGAGGTGGTGAAGTACAACATACAGGTATTATTCCTTTCTTGAAAAAGTTTGAGGCGACTGTAAAATGTTGTACACAAAATGGTGTTAGAGGTGGTAGTGCAACTGTACACTTCCCAATATGGCACCAAGAAATAGAAGATATATTAGTCTTAAAAAATAATAAAGGTAGTGATGATAATAGAGTTAGAAAATTAGATTACTCAATACAACTATCTAAATTATTCTATGAAAGATTTATCAAGAACGAAGACATAACTTTATTCTCACCTCATGAAGTACCTGAATTATATGAACATTGGGGTACAGATAAGTTTGATGAAATATATGAGGCTGCTGAAAGAAAAACTTCAGTATATAAGAAGAAGATAAATGCACAAGAATTGTTTATGTCTATGTTAAAAGAAAGGGCAGAAACAGGTCGTATCTATATTATGAATATAGACCATTGCAACACTCATAGCTCGTTCAAGGACCTTGTTAGGATGTCCAATTTGTGTCAAGAAATCACTTTACCTACTGAACCACTACAACACATTGATGGTGAGGGGGAAATCGCATTGTGTATATTAAGTGCAATTAATGTGGGCAAACTAGTCTATTTTGATGATTTGGAGACGCTGTGCGACTTATCTGTACGAGCTTTAGATGAAGTGATAGAACATCAAGGCTACCCTGTAAAAGCCGCAGAAATCAGTACAAAGGCACGCCGTAGTCTAGGTATTGGATATATTGGTCTAGCACATTATCTAGCGAAAACAGGCTATAATTATAGTGAAAAAGGTGCTTGGGAAGCAGTAGATGAACTAACAGAACACTTTCAATATTATCTATTAAAAGCAAGTAATACACTTGCAAAAGAAAAAGGCAAATGTGAATACTTTGACAGAACAAAATATTCTGATGGCGTCTTACCTATTGATACTTACAAAAAAGAGGTTGATGAGATTGTAAATCGCAAACTATCTCTAGATTGGGAATCACTTAGGAAAGATATAACTGAGCATGGTCTCCGACATAGCACTCTATCGGCTCAAATGCCATCAGAATCCTCTAGTGTGGTCTCTAATGCAACTAACGGCATAGAGCCACCTAGAGACTTTTTATCTGTTAAGAAATCTAAACAAGGACCTTTAAAACAAGTAGTGCCTCAATACTTATCATTGAAAAGTAAATATACTTTACTATGGGAAATGGGTGGAAACACCGGATATATAAATATCGTTGCAGTTATGCAGAAGTATTTTGACCAGGCAATATCAGGCAACTGGTCATACAATCCAGAAGACTATGAAGAAAATCAAGTACCATTATCTGTAATGGCAAATGATTTATTGACTACTTACAAATATGGATGGAAAACTTCTTACTATCAAAATACATATGATGGTAAAATGGATGAAGATGATAAACCTGATGTACTAGAGGATGATTCAAATTACAAGGAAGAAGAACTAACAGAAGAGGAGTGTGAATCATGCACAATATAAAGAGCGTTTTTAATAAAGAAAAAGGATTAGACTTTACTAAACAACCAATGTTCTTTGGTAAAGATTTAGCAGTACAAAGATATGATACATTTAAGTATCCTATTTTTGATAAACTTACACAACAACAATTAGGTTTCTTCTGGAGACCTGAAGAAGTATCTTTACAAAAAGATAGAAACGATTATCAGAATCTAAGAGAAGAACATAAGTTTATATTTACATCTAATTTAAAATATCAAACAATGTTAGATAGTGTACAAGGTAGAGGACCTGCTCTTGCATTTCTACCATTTGTAAGTTTACCAGAATTAGAATCATGTATCTTAACATGGGATTTTATGGAGACTATACACTCTAGGTCTTACACATATATTATAAAAAATCTATACCCAAATCCTAATGAAGTATTTGATACTATAATAGAAGATGAAAAGATAGAACAAAGAGCAAAGTCAGTTACAAAAGCATATGATGAATTGATAGACATAGGTTATAGAAAACTTATGGGTCAAGATGTGAATGAGTATGAACTTAAAAAGAAATTATGGCTTGCATTATGCACAGTAAACATATTAGAAGGTCTAAGATTCTATGTATCATTTGCATGTAGTTTTGCTTTTGGTGAATTAAAACAATTAGAAGGTTCTGCTAAGATTATATCTTTTATTGCAAGAGATGAATCACAACATCTAGGTATCTCACAAAAAATTATTAATAACTATCGTGAACATGAACAAGATAAAGTTATGTTGAAAGTTATAGAAGATACAAAACAACAAGTTTATGATATGTATGATAATGCAGTAGAAGAAGAAAAAAGGTGGGCAACTTATTTACTTACAAAAGGTTCTATGATAGGTTTATCAGAAAAACTTTTACATAGATTTGTTGAACACATGGCAAACAAAAGAATGAGAACAATAGGATTAGAAGCAAAGTATGACCAGAAAACTAATCCATTACCTTGGGTAAGTCATTGGCTAAACTCTAAGTCATTACAAAATGCACCACAAGAAACTGAAATAGAAAGTTATGTTATAGGTGGTATTAAACAAGATGTGGAGAAAGATACATTTAGTAACTTTAAATTATGATTGAATATCAATACTTGAATATACAATGTGATAATTGCGACACGCCGTATGAAATAAGGTGGGACATTGATAGTCCACAATCACCTTTAACATGTCCATTTTGTGGGCATGAATTAGAAGATGAGGCATTTATAGATGAAGAAGATAAAAGCGATTGGGATTGATTACAGTTTAAATTCACCAGCAATATGTATCGCAAGTGGCGACATGTCATTTAAGAATTGTAGGTTTTATTTCTTATCATCTAAGAAAAAATATATAGGTCAATTTGATAACATTACAGGCACAGAATATTCTGAGTGGTCTGACCCTATTGAAAGGTTTACAAACATATCTAAATGGGTTCATACATCACTTAGAAGTTATGGTGATATGGAATTATTTAATGGCAAGACTGTTGTTCACATAGAAGGATATTCTTATGGTAGTAAAGGTCAGGCTATATTTCAAATAGCAGAAAATTGTGGCATACTAAAATATTCATTACTAGATAAAAAAATAGAATATGATATTATTGTGCCTAGTATTGTCAAAAAGTTTGCAACAGATAAAGGTAATGCAAACAAAGAATTAATGTATGAACATTTTTGTAAAGATACAAAAACAGATTTAATGAAAACATTTGATATGCAAACATTATCTAATCCAGTAACAGATATTGTTGATTCATATTATATTGCAAGGTGTGGTTATGAAAGTGCTAAAGGCAAATAATATAGTGCCTCAACATGTCTTTCAAGAAGGACCTAAATTGAAAACAGAAATGTTTCCTGTAAAAGATATAATTATCACAGCACCTAGAAAATGGATTAATAAAAAGATGGTGCCTTTTACAGAAAGTATAGAATCAGTAGGCATGATGTGGCCTGTTATATTAGTACATCTAGATAATTATTGGGAACCTATGAAATCTAAAAGATGGCCTAGAAAAAATTTAGAGGGTGATTTTGTAGAAGGTTATGGTGTACATACAGGAAATAAAAGAGTTATTTGGGCACAAGAAAATAATTATGATTTTATAGAATCATATATTGTTACTTGTAGAGAACAAAAGGATGCTATTGTAACACATACATTTTTACCTAGAGGTCAATGGCCAGGACAAGTTTCTAAATGAATAAAGAACAACAACTATTTAAAGATAATATAACATCTATTGAAATAGGCACTCACAACTATTGTAATCGTACTTGTAATTTTTGCCCATTATCTAGAGATGATGTAAATAGAAAAGAAAAAAAGAATACACAGTTTATGGATAGAGTATTGTTTCAAAACATATTAGAACAATTAGCAGAAATAGATTTTGATGGTCGTATAGATTTTTCTAGATATCATGAACCACTATCTCATAAAGAAGACATATTAGAAAGATGTAGGTTAGTAAACTATTATATACCTAATGCAAAAATTAGTATCAATACAAATGCAGATTATTTGAATAGAAAATATATAGATGAACTTTTAGAATCTTATGTAGACCATATTGCGATACAAGCTTATATGAAAAATGGTGCAGTTGCATATGATGAAAATGAAGTGTTTAAAAGAATTAATAAAATATGTGAAAAGATAAAAGTTAAACCAATTAATCCAGATGATTACAAAAATAAAAATTGGATAAAATATAAATTACCTGAAATTAAATCTACAATACACGCCAGAAATTATTGGGTAAATGGTATGAATAGAGCTGGCACAGTTCTAGATTTAGATTATAAAAGAACAGAACCATGCACAAGTATGGACAAAGGTGTTTTTATAGAATATGATGGTAGTATGACAGCGTGTTGCGATATGTTGGCACCTGAATTACATAGAGATTGGATTGTAGGTGATTTAAAAGAAGAGCCAAACTTGTTTAAAAATTATGCAGATGAAAAATATCAAGATTTTAAGAAAAGAATAAATAATGCTGATTGGATTGAAGGTTCACCCTGTATCAAATGTAAGCGAGGTGTTAGAGGTATAGGAGCTAAAAAATGATTACAATACCTAGGGAAGGACAATATAATATGCATAATACAGATTTTTGCCCACATGCAAATTTTGTAGACTTTATACAGCCTAGATACTTTAAAGAATTACTAAAACATTTTCCAAGTGATGACTTATTTAAAGATGAATTTCCTGAAAAGAGACCTCATGGTCAACGACCACATTGCCGTAGATTTTTTTGTATAGGTGAAACACAAGGTAGTAAATATTTTAATGACTATTTGTTAAATGCCAATAAATTACCACCTGTATGGCAAAACTTTTTAATGACCATTATTCAAAGTAGTGAATATAAATCATTTATTAAAAAAGCATTAGATTGCACAGATTTTAAAATTAGATTTGATTTTCATAGAACAAGAGGTGGACTAGATGTATCACCTCATATAGATAGTAAGGGTAAAATAGGTTCACATTTATTTTATTTTATGCCAGATGGATGGACAGATGAAATGGGTGGTAAGACAATATTTTATCGTGATAGAAAAGTAAATAAGATGAATCCTGAACCAGAGGATTTTGAGGACTACACAACAACAAGTGTGATAGGTAATCGTTCTTGTTTATTTAAAAATGTAAAAGAGGGTTGGCACGGTGTTACACAAGTCAATTCAGATGTTCATAGACAAATATGTAATGTGGTGATATTAAAATGATAGATATAACAGCAGAATTATTAAATGACATACCTTGGTTTGATGGTATAATTTATATTATATTAGGGTTACTAATATATACAGCGAAAAAATATATTGACAAGAAGTTTAAATAATGGCAGCCACACTTAATAGAATTTTAAAAAAAGTAGAAGATTTAGGTGATGAATATTTTGTGATTCATTCTGAAATAAAACCTTATGGTCCTGGTACAAGAAGATTCATACTAGGTAAACATACAGAACTACCACAAAAAGTAAAAAAATTACCTAATGGCAAGTTTACTAGAAGTCATGGTAAACAAAAATATTTTAATGTGCCTTTACCGGCATTAGAGTTTGAAGATTGGTTAGATAAATTTAGTGAGGATACATAATGTGTGCGATACACGGATATTGTTGGCAAGATGAAAAGTTAATCGGTGAGATGTTATGCAAGGCACATCATAGAGGGCCTGATGGTC